ATCCCCAAAGACTTAAACGACTACTAATAAGGAGGTAGACAATGGGAACAACTACTTTTTCGGGTCCTATAAAGGCCGGAACAATTAAAGAAACTACTGGTACTACACTAGGCAGTGATGTAAAAAACACTGGTCAAGTTGTAATGGCACAAACATTTTCAACAGGAACTGCACTTTCAAGTGGAGCTTCAGCAGCCAATGCAACTACTGTTGTAATACCAGCTAATTCACAAATTATTGACATAGTACTTGATAAGCCTACAGCAATGGGCAATGCTACATGTGTATTTAGTATTGGCGATACTGTTGGTGGAAATGCTACTTTTATTAATGCATATTCAGTTACAGTTGCTTCTGGTGTTGGAAGATGTTATCCAACTACTGAAGCTGGCGGTGCTTTAGCATGGGCTGATACAGGAACTGCAGATAAAAAATTAACTTGGACTAGCACTGGTGCTACAAGTGGCGGTGAAATTAGAGCTACTATTTTGTATCAACAAAATAATAACTTAGCATAGAATAAAGGAAGTGGCTCTTCGGAGCCACTTTAATATTATGGCAAAACAACCAAGATTTTCAAAAATTTCAACTTTAATTAATGCTATTTTTGGCAATACTACTCCAGATCAATCTGTACCTGGAAATGAAATGTCAGAACTTGATATGATAGCAGAAACTAATAATAATAAAAAAATTCGTAAAGATACTTTTAAAAAATTATTAGCAGCTTCTCAAAAAGCTATGGAAAAAGAATCAAATGAAATGATTACAGGAGCTAAAGTTCAATTAGGAGGAAATCCTTATGATTTAAGTGCAGTTAAAATAAAGCCTATGGAAAGTAGAAACAGTCCTTTATTTGCCGGCTTAAATGATATACAATCAGGTAATATGAAAAATTTGGGAGAGAATCAAGGAAGTTTAATGAAAACTTTATATGGTGAAAATCTTCCAAGAACAGTGAATAGGAGATAAGTATGATTTCAGACGTTAAACAAGCAACTTTAGTTGCAGATGGACGTTTTCAAAATAACCATGCGGGAGCAGGAACATATATTGGTAGATCACGTTTAAAAGGTGTAACTGGAAGATGTGATTCTGCAGCAACTGCTCAAATAAAATTATATGATGGTACTGATGCAACTGGTGTTTTAAAATATCATTTATATTGGGGAGCAGCAGCGGGAGATATGTATCAAGAATATATTTCTGACGATGGTATATTATTTGAAAATGGCATTTACGCAGATTTAACTAACTGTAATGCAGCATCAATTATTTGGGGCTAAATGGCTATTTCAGGAACAACTGCATTTAGCTTAACAGTTAATGACTGTATTGTTGAAGCTTTAGATAGACTTGGTGGAGCACCATATTTAGGGTATGATGTAAAGTCGGCTAGAAGAAGTTTAAATTTAATGTTTACAGATTGGGCTAACAGAGGTCTTAATCAATGGACATTAGATAAACAAACTGTAACTATGGTTCAAGGTGATGTTACATACTCACTAGGGTCGAGTACTATCGGACTAGTTGACGTCTATATCACACGAGATTCCACAGATTATGGAATGAATGAAATTTCTCTTACAGATTATAACGTTTATCCTAATAAAGCAGAACAAGGTAGACCTAGTCAATATTATTTACAAAAAGATATTGATCCAGTTTTATATGTTTATCCAGCACCTGAAAATAATACTGATGTTATTACTTATTGGAGATTAAAAAAAATAGATGATGTTACAGCTTCTACAGTAAATGGAACTGAACAAACATTTGAAGTACCGTCAAGATTTTATGAAGCTATGACGGCAGGATTAGCTTATTATATGAGTTTAAAACGTCCCGGAGTTGATCCCAATAGATCAATATTTTTAAAACAAATGTATGATGAATGTTTTATTAGAGCTAGAGATGCTGATTTAAATTCATCAGTAAATATAGTTCCGAATTATGGCGTCAATTTCTACTAAAAAAGGAGGTAAAGCTCCAACACAAAAATATGCTAATGGCAGATGGGCACTTGCTATATCTGACAGAAGTGGTTTACAGTTTCCCTATAATCAAATGGTTAGGGAATGGACAGGGGCGTTAGTTCATACGTCAGAGTGGGAAGAAAAACAACCTCAACTTGATCCAATTGTATATACTGATGCGACAGCTTTAAAAAATCCTCGACCACCAGTAAATATGTTTACAGGGAATATTCCTGATCCCACAGGAGTACCTAATCAAATAACAAATGTTTTCCCGGGTACATTTGGTGCTACAGGGATTTCATTTCCAATGTCTACAGGAGAATCAATAAATGCAAACATCGGACAAGTCACAGTCGCAATTAGCTGACGAAGTTTATGAATATAATAAAGCAGTAGTAATGATAGGAACGCCATGTTATGGCGGTCTATTACATGAAGCTTATATGCATTCTTTTCTACGAACTCAAAAAGAAGCTGAAAAAAAGGGATATAAACTTCATTTAAACTCAATGGGAAATGAAAGCTTAATAACTAGAGCTAGAAATACCATAGTTTCTCAATTTTTAAATCAAGAAAATCTTACTCATCTTTTATTTATCGATGCTGATATTGCATGGCAAGCTGAAACTGTTACTAGAATGTTATCTGTAGATGAAGAAGTAGTAGCAGCTATATATCCACGAAAAGGTTTAGAGTGGCATAATGCAGAAAAGTATGTAAAAAAATCCCCAAATGATTTAAGTAACTTAGAACAAAAACTATTAGGTTATAATCTAAATTTTAAAGATCCACATCATATACCGATGTATCAAGGAGGATTTGTAGAAGTATTAGACGCAGCTACTGGTTTTATGATGATAAAAAGAGAAGCGATATTAAAAATGATAGAAGCATATCCTAATTTAAAGTATACATCAGATCAGATGTTAAATGGTAAATTATACGATAGTGATAATTGTTATGCTTTTTTTGATACTATGATTGATCCAGTAAGTAATAGATATTTAAGTGAAGATTATGCTTTTTGTCGTTTATGGCAAAAAATAGGGGGAAAAATATACGCAGATGTAGCGAGTTCATTAACACATTATGGAACATATTCTTTTAAAGGAAATGTCTCGCATAAATTTGCAGAACAAGATAAGATAGAGGACAATGGCAACTAATTATACTCAATTAAAAAGTGATATACAAACTTGGGCTCAAAATACAGGAACAGATTTTACAGCTCAATTAGATACTTTTATAACTAATGCTCAACAAGAATTGATCAGAGTAATTGACCCTGAACAATTAAATTTTAGAGCATTTAGTACTTTTATAACTAATACACAATTTATGACAACTCCAGCAAATACACTTGTCGTTAAAAGTTTACAATATGATCATAATGGTGAAAGAGTTATGATGCAGATTCAAAATGATGAATTTATAAGAGAGTATTGGCCAGACCCAACTAAAACTGGACTTCCTAAATATTTTGCTAATTATAATGATGGCAATGTTTTGATTGCTCCAACACCGAATTCTAATTATACTGTTTATATGGAATATGTACAAAATCCTGCAAATTTAAGTAATTCAAATACTACTAATTACTTTACTGATTCATGTTCGGATTTATTATTATATGCATGTTTAGCTGAAGCAGCAATTTTTACTAAAAGTTTAGAGGATTATAGTATATATAAATCTAAAGTTACGGAGTCAGTCGCTACTCTCAATAATGAGGCTAGGAGACGAAGAAGAACTGATTATAAATTCCCTGCTAGTCCAGCTGGTACGGATACATTAACAGGAAGCCAATAAAGGAGGGCTAAATACTATGGCAATAGACCAAGCAATATGCACAGTATTTAAAGCTGATTTAATGAATACTGCATCTAATTTAGAAGCAGCTACTCTTAAAATGGCGTTATATACATCGAGTGCAACACTATCTCAAACTACAGCTACTTACAGTGTTACTAATGAAGTACCTAATTCAGGAACTTACGCTGCGGGTGGAGCTACATTAACTAATGTAGGAATTTCTGTAAGTGGAAATACTGCAATATTTGATTGTGATAATGTAAGTTTTACTAACGCAACTATTTCTGCACAAGCAGCGGTTATTTATAATAATTCACTAGCTAACGCAGCAATATGCGTATTAGATTTTGGTTCAGTAAAATCATCATCTAATGGAACGTTTGAAGTACAGATACCACCAAATACTGATACTGAAGGTTTAATAAGAATACAATAAAAGGATAAATAATGGCATTTGTCCTAAATGATAGGGTAAAAGAAACTACGACTACGACTGGCACGGGTGCGGTAACTCTCGCTGGTGCTGTAACTAGTTTTGAATCTTTTGGAACTGGAATTGGTAATAATAATCAAACTTATTATGCCATTGTCCATAAATCA